GGATAAAGGATGTCAGGAGATCCTTTTACAACCGTTTTCAATATATATATTAATCACATTGTTTCTCATGTTACCTATAGAAAATATTGAAATTTGAGGATGATGATTATAAAAGTTTTAAAAGTGGCGATGATTTTATCATATGTTTTAAAAAATTATCTCATGCCTTATAATTTCAATAAAATTTAAAACTTGTATACGCCGAATCCAAGAAACAAATAGAATAACCACGATGGGCTTGTGGAATGATTTGTCCTCCTTCTGATTAAATCTTAAGCGTCAACCGCGCTTCTTATTGTTCAAAAGATATATTTTTCCAAGATGACCAAACAATAATAATAACGGACCTTTAAAATTTTCTTATTAATGCAAGATACTATATTGGCCATCAAACGAAAATGATATAAAACATAGGATAACATGCTCTCGCAGTTTCACAATCTCGGTTTTTGTAGTCATAGGGATCATTGACTCTTGAAGAAATATCTAAATCTATTTCGAGATTACATGAAAATGTATTCTTTAAAATGATATCCAGAGAATTCTTTAAGAGATTTGGCTCATTTTGGTAACATATGCAATAAGTGCAAGACACTTTAGAATATGTGGTTAGAACTAGATTAAGAGAATATGGTTATTGTCCCATATCTCTTAGGATTTAATATGAAAATGATCTTAAGTAAATACAGCTTGTGAGAGTCATGGGCAATTCTCGAAGGAGAAGTATTTTCAAACAGATCAAAATTTAAATGTTATCAACATACCATAAAGCACTAATAAATCCAAAAGAAAACATCGCCAGAATCCCTGGAAATGATAGGAGAGATGTAACACTAGGAAAGATTCGAGCTAAGATCGCATAATATACAACTGGAAGTCGAAAAATTTTTAGATTTAACGTTAATGATATTTATAATCCAGTTTATTAAGATAATGTAGGTACCACAGGAGAGACCTTCACTGCATCTTATAACTTACTTTCTTCACCAGTTTCAACGAGTGAAGTTGGTAAGTATCGGGTCATTTCTGCTTACATTAAAGGTTTCGAGACTTGTAGCGAATATAATTAACAAGGATAATTATATGTATTAATGACTGAATTAGGGAATTTAGATATTGATGCTATAAGATAGCATCCTAACACTTAAGAATCAGTATAATTACGAGAAGGATTTTAATTGAATTATGTGCCTAGTACACCTAACGAGAAACTATTCATTAATAGTTCCTCTGATGCTACTGTTTGTCCTAGATTTATTTATTTTGTCTATTATAATGTCAATACTAGCAGTTCGTAAATCGCTTTTGACCTTGTAATTAATTATGAATATATAATTACTGAGACCCTTCACAATCTTGTGGCACCAGTACCTCCCACTATGCATACTAGCTTATAAGACAAGATGACTGAGAAAGCTATCACTCTTTCAAATAGAGCACATGAGAATTAACATCACGGATTTTGGAATACTTTGAAGTCAATTGGTTCAGACATAGGACACTTTGCTTAGAAATTGGGCAGAGGTGTGATGAATCAAATGGGAGCAAAAACATTGTAATGGACTGGTAAGAAATTTGGAATGGAGGCTCTAGAAAGTATGGCAGTTGCTGTTGCTGGAAAGAGCGATTTCGAACCAATTCGTCAAAAGAAAATAAAACCATAAAAGAAGAGAAGAAGAAGAAAATAAGTTAGAGGTAAGAAGAATAAACACAAAATCAGAGTTTAA